GCGAACTCTCGGAAAAGCTCGCCGAGGCGCGCGCGCGCGGCGTGGAGGCTCTCATCGACGAGTGCGGAGAAATCGCTGACGACGCGGTCAACGACTACCTCGAAAAGGTCGATCAGAAGACTGAAAACAGGTGGTGGGAATTTCAGAAGGAGCACGTTCAGCGCAGCAAGCTCCGCATTGAAACGCGGTTGAAAATGGCAGCGATGCTTCAGCCGCGGAAATATGGCGCGAAGCTCGATCTGACGAGCGGCGGCGAGAAGCTCGGCCGCGCAGCTGAGCTCGAGGCGGCCCGTCGGCGCGTGATGAAGGGGGATGACGACGAAGGTTGATCCCGACCTCGAGCTCGCCCGCGACATTGGTGCTTATGCGCTCGATCCGCTGGGTCATTGCCTGTTCGCATTCCCGTGGGGTGAGCCGGGAACGCCGCTCGAGCAATGGCATCGCCCGCGGCAATGGCAGGGTAACATTCTCAAGACTATCGGAAATCACCTGCAGGATCCGCAGCGCCGCTTTCAGCCGCTTCGCATAGCGGTCGCGTCTGGGCACGGCATCGGCAAGTCGGCGATGGCTGGAATGCTCAGCAAATGGGCGCTCGACACATGGGTCGACGCGCGCGCCACGATCACCGCGAACACCGAGGACCAGCTTGTCACCAAGACGTCGCCGGAGGTTGCCAAATGGCATTCGATGGCGATCACCCGCGATTGGTTCAGCCGAGCGACGATGAAGATCAGCAGCAAGGAGAGGCCGGAAAGCCATCGGCTCGATTTCGTCACTTGGTCGAAGAACAACACCGAAGCCTTTGCCGGCCTTCACAATGTCGGCAAGATCATCCTGGTAATAACCGACGAGTCATCCTCGATCGACGACGCGGTCGCCCAAGTCATCGAAGGCGCGCTGACTGACGAAGGTACGGTTCTGATCTGGCTCGCAATGGGCAATCCAACGCGCAATGTCGGATGGTTTCACGCGGCTTTCCACAAGTATCGGCATCGCTGGAAGACGGTTCAGATCGACGCCCGGGCGGTCGAGGGCACGAACAAGGTGTATCTCGACGAGTTGATCGAGACCTACGGGATCGACAGCGACATCGTGAAGGTTCGGGTGCTCGGACAATTCCCGTCCGCATCGAGCTTGCAATTCATCGGCTCGTCGGCCGTCGAAGCGGCAAGAGGAAGGATCATCGAGCACGGAGCGATTTTGCCGAGCAGCCCTGTCATTTTCGGCCTTGATCACGCGCGGTTCGGCGACGATTCCTCAGTCCTCGCCATCCGCCAAGGGGCGGACGCAACCAGCCGTCCTTGGAGAAAATGGCATTCCGCTACTGCGATGCAAATTGCGGGAGACGTCAATGAGGCAATGCGGCGCTACCTTCCCGACGCCGTTTTCATCGATGCTGGGGGCCCTAATGCGGGCGGCGTCATCGACCGCCTGCGCCAGCTGAACCCCGAATATCAGTCCATTTTTGAAATCAATTTCGGCTCGTCGTCGAAGGACATGGATGCGCGCTGGATGGGCGAAGTCCGTGTTCGTGTCGCCAACAAACGCGCTCAGATGTGGACCAATATGCGCGCCTGGCTCGAGCGCGGCAGCATCCCCGGCGACCAGGATCTTCACGATGATCTGACCGGCGTTGAATATGGCTACACCGCCGACAACGCGATTCTGCTCGAGAAGAAAGAACACATGAAGGCGCGAGGGCTCGCTTCGCCTGATCATGGCGATGCGCTCGCGCTGACATTCGCCGAAGAAGTCGCGCCGCGGTCATTGCCCGAGTATCTGAACCCTGAGAATTATCCGAAGGCGCCGGCCAAGAAGCGCGAATATGATCGCTATGAAGAGCTCCCGACCTATTCGGGTGCGAGCGATTACGATCGGTACTCGGAACTCTGATCTAGCCGCGATTCAAGCCTGACGCTCCCCGCCCTAGCGGGAGAGCATGTGCGTCGGCGCCGCCCTTAGTCCTATCGGTTCAGGCTTGCGTCCTCTGGCGCTGCTTAGCCCGGCCGCCGCGCTGTTCACTGGCGGGCTGTTCAAGAAGAAATCCAGCAACGGCAGTTCGGGCGGCTTTGGCAACGGGCCTAATCCGAACGGCTCGCTGAGCTACGGGAGCTAAGCCATGAGCATTCTCAGCATTCTGGTCATCATCCTCGTGATTCTGCTCATTGTCTATCTCGCGAGGCGCGTCTGATGTGCATCGGAGCTCCGAGCGTCCCGAAGCAACCGCCCGCGGCACAGATGCAGGCGATGCAAGCGCCCAAGGATATGACCCAGGGCCAGCAGAGCGCAAAGCTGCTGATGCGTCGCCGCGGCCTGTGGGCGTCAATTTTCACATCGCCGTCCGGCATCGCTGGTCCTCCGACCGTCACCGGCACATCGGGCGGAGTGACGGGTGGCTAACGGGACGATCGACGTTCTGCCCGAGGTCTTTGGCACCATCGCCGCGTGGCTTCCGCGGACGGTCACGGTCGTCAGCGCGAATCCGTACGGCGGAGCGATGCGGGTCGAAATTCAGGGAGACGGCGTCGAGCTCGGCGCGGTCTATCAGATCGTCATCACCGAAGAGCCGATGAAGCGAACAATCGAGTTGGTGAAGAATGCCGTGATGCCGGTTGCCGATGGTCCGCTTCCGTAATGGATCAGACGCTCAGAGATCGCCTCACGACACGCCTGGAAGGACTGAAGCGCCTCCGGCAACCGTACGAAGCGGACGCTAAGGAAATCGCCTCTTATGCCGCTCCGGCGCGGTCCAGATGGCTTGCGAGCGACACGAACAAGGGTCGACAGCGCAATAACCGGCTAAACAACAGCCACGGCATCTTTGCCTTTCGAACGCTGCAAGGCGGGATGACGAGTGGCCTGTCATCGCAATCGCGACCGTGGTTCAACCTCACAACCTATGACGAGGATCTAGGCACCGATCACGATGTCCGCGAATGGCTGAGCGAGGTCGAGCGGCGCATGTATGCCTTCCTCGCGCAGACCAATTTCTATGGCGCGGTCAAGACCGGCTACCTCGAAATGGGCATGTTCGGGACCGAGGCTTGCGTCATGGTCGAGCATCCGACCGAGGGCGCGGTCTGCCATCAGCTCACCTTCGGCGAATACTGGCTGGCGATGGGATCCAGCCTGACGCCTGAGGCGCTTTACCGCGAATGCGTGATGACCGCCCTACAGGCGGTGCAGCGGTTCGGGCGCGACAAGGTCTCGGCGCGAATTGGCGAGGCTTACGACAAGGGTCGCTATGACGAGCCCTGCGCCTATTACCATGTGATCGAGAAGAACGATGAGCAAAAGCCGGGAGCGCTCGACTATCGGGGGAAGGCGTGGCGCTCGGTCTATTGGGATGCGAACGATCGCGCGGTCGATGACGGGATTGTCGAACAACGCGGGTTCGAGGAGCAGCCGTTCTGGGCGCCGCGATGGGACACGGTAGGGGCTGACGTCTGGGGAACGGGCCCCGGGCATGACGCCTTGCCCGACCTTCGCGAAATCCAGCTTCAGGCAAAGCGTAAGGCTGAGGCAACCGACCTGCTCGTCTGGCCGGAAAAGGTCTCGTCATCGAAGATCACACTGAAAAATCAGCCCAAGTCCATCGTGTCGTCGGCCGAGGTCGACTTGGGCAAGCTCGTCGTCGTTCCGTACGAGATGCCCTACCAGGCGGTCGAACTGATCCGCGAGGACCTTAACGAGACCAAGCAGTCGATCAACCAGGCGACGTATGCCGACCTGTTCATGGCGATCACGAACATGATGGGCATTCAGCCTCGCAACGTCGAAGAGATTGCCGCGCGCAACGAAGAGAAGCTCACTCAGCTGGGCCCGGTCATCGAACGGGTGAACAATGAAAAGCTCGAGGTTGCGATCTCCCGCACCTTCGGCATCATGCAGCGCGCGGGATTGCTGCCACCCGCCCCCGACGCGCTGAGGAATGCGCCGGATCTCAAGATCGAGTTCGTCTCGATTCTCACGCAAATGCAGCGGATGGTCGGCCTTGGGCAGATCGAGCGGACCGTTGGTTTCATCGGCGGCCAGGTCGCAGTCTGGAACGACGCGCTAGACAAGCTCAATATCGACGAGACGATTGACGAATATGCGTCACGCGCCGGCACTCCGCCCAAACTGATCCGTACCGCCGAAGAGGTCGCGCAGATTCGCGCTGGCCGCGCTCAGCAGCAGCAGATGCAAGCCGCAATCGCCGCGGCGCCGGCAGCGAAGGACGGAGCCCAGGCCGCGAACCTCATGGCGGACATCGGGCAGAAGGCATTGCCGCTCGGCGGAGCCATGCCGCTGTGAGCCCAAACGAAAAGGCTGATCTGGAATTTCTCTGCCAGCGCGGAGAGTTCAGTCGATTTTTGTTGCGCGTGATTCAAACCGCGGGGATTTTTACTCGCACGACCGATGGGTCCGGTTCGCGCAACCTCAGCTTTGATGAGGGGCGTAGGCACCTGGGGTTGGAAATCCTCGAGATGGTTGAGGCGTCGCAGCCTCAGTCACCCCTTCCTGACATTCCAGCGACAACGCTGCTTCAGGTGCTTCTCGAGGAAGCCCGCAAACCACAGGAGAAACCAAATGGCCGAAGATCCAGTGACCGATACGACAGACACTCAGAGCTCAGCGGCGACGACGTCGAACAGTGATGCGCCTGCCGACAAGGGAGGCGCGAATGC